ACCCATAGCTTTTACTTTACCAGGTTTACCATCTACGTCTTTTCTTACACCCTCATCATCAAAAGGAAGTTCTTGAAACCATTCAGGGATACGCTTTTCATCAATTGGAATTGCAACACTTGTCATTTTTAACGCATTAGGTTTTAGTTTACATACAATAGTTTTCATTCCATCAACAATCTCAATAGAGTATTTGTCTGCATGAAGTTCACGTAATGTATTCCAATTCAAAGCCGCACTAACATGACCTGGTAAATGAATTTTATCTTTCTTGTTATCTTCGCCTTCTAGTTTGAAATCTTTACCTTGTTGATTTGCAATCTTTTTTACTTTATTTCTATACATAGTAAGATTGTTAACACGTTTAGGAGTACCCTTTTCCCAACCAGGCTTTGCTCTAAATTCTTTCTTAAACACTTTGACCATTTCAATAACATCTTGTTCTGTTCCGTCTGTTAGAATTGTAACAAGAACATCACTCAAAAAGTTCTGCATATAATCAGGAGTATCACTACGTTTCAAGTCGAGACCCATAGCTTTTACTTTACCAGGTTTACCATCTACGTCTTTTCTTACACCCTCATCATCAAAAATAAGCATTGCGTATCGTTTCTTCTTAATGAAGATACCCATAGTTGCACAGTTCTCTCGACCCGCCGCAATCATCTCACCTTGTTTGCGTGGAGAATTAAAGAAGTCTTTCATAAAGTCAGGGAAACTTGCATTGACTTGATTTGCAATCTCATCATACAGTTCAATAACTTTTTCTCTAGTCCATTCAATCTTACCTTCATCAATGTCTTCCTTGTAAACAGGATACATAGAATAATAGATACTATCTGTATCGCCATAGATAATGGACTCACCTTTGTAGTCATAAGTACCAGCAATTACTTCATTAGTTTTAGCACCCATATGTCTTGTGATACAACGACCAGATAGAGTTGTACTCTGACCAATACGTTTATCATAGAAACGACACCCTGGATTTAGAATCGCACCATACAAACTATTCAAGTTAATCTTTTTAACAAGTTGTCGTTTATCCCAGAACGCAATCTTTTCTTTATCACCTTCTTCAATAGCTTTCTTCTTGTTCGCTTGTAGTATCTTACGTTCAGCATACCAACGTTCTAATAAACTAGGAATGATACCTTGTACGTCTTGTTTAAGAACAGTGCCATTGGCAGTAATAGCCCATTGCAAGTCGCTATGAAATACTAAATTATGTATCTCTGCACCAGTCATGTCTGCTACTTCACCTGACTCTAATTTAAGATTAATCTTTTCTGTCTTATCTTTCTCATTAACCAGTCTAAATTCTTCTGCACTAAACGTGTCTTCCCAAGCCTGAGCCGCACCAAAACCTTTACTACCATTTCGTCTACCATGTGCAATTCTATCACCAATCATCTTCTCTGTTAGAGTTGGCTCAAGTTGTGCAACAATAGTTTCTGGAGACATATTCAATGCACGAATGATTGAAGGATAAAGTGAATTGATATCAATACCTGATACCCATCGTTGAATGCCTGTCTTTGGATTTGCCACAAAAGCACCTGCGGCTTTTTGTTTCTCTGCTTCTTCTAGTTCTGCATCAGTTGGTTCGATATCATCTTCTCCCCAATCTTTAGCTTTTCTATCAGGCACTACCATATCTCTACGATGTGCCTCATTAATAATTGCTTGTTCTGTGACTGCAACTGCACCCATAGTCGTTTTGATATTAACTGTGTTGTCGTGTGCAATCTCATTTGCTAAGTCAATGAATTGTAATTTTTTATCTAAGTTGCCTAGTAGTGCAACGTCTTGTCTGTTATATTCAATGTACTTATAAAAATCTCTGTTGTATAATTGGTCAAGTGTGCCATCATATGGAATTTTGTTTTCACCAAGTTCATACTCACCAATAGCATCAAGTGAATATGAATGCATTTCGTGATATGTATACTTACGATAAAGTTCAAGATAGTCTAAGTGAATACGACCTGATAAGTCATATGTAATTTGTTCTCTGCCATACTTTACTACTTTTCTTTCATGAGGCAATAAGTCCCACAAACAAAGTTTACGTGTATGTGATTTACTCATCATACGAGTAATACGTCTAACTGTATATGGAATATCGAAACCTTCTGAGTTCCAGCCAGAGACAACATCTGCATCATCAATTAATGCAATGAAGTCATTTAACATATCTACTTCATCAAGATATAAAAATGTATCATCGAATTGTTTACAGATACGTTCTGCTTCTTCAAGTCCTTCTCCCTCACGCATATGTTTAGGAGGGAGAGCAAATGTTACTAGTTTATCTAGCCATTGTAGATACACTGTAATTGCAGTGATAGGCATAAAGGGATCCTCTGGTGGAGCAAATCCCTTATCTGCATCAAAGTCTACCTCAATATCAAAGAACGCAACATGTAGCTTTGGAGAATCTACACCGTTGTAGTTCTCACTTAAACATCTTACTTCTGGTTTGATATCGCTTTCGTATAGTGATTTACCTGAGTTTATTCTTCGCTCTTTGTGTAAATCTTTTAGTCGCTTACATTTAATCTCACGTACTTTATCGCCATGAATACTAGTATGTTGTCCTCTAGGATCTTTGACATAAAATGTACGCCATGCAGGGAAGTCGTTATAGACACGTTTTCCATCGACACGTTCTATTACTTGAACAATGTCTTTATCTCTATTGTAATAAGCGTCTACATAACTCATTTACAGGGTGCGTCCTACAGTCTCTAACACTTCTTCAACATCAGCAAAGTCTTGTTTTGCTTCTGTTAGTTTTGCCTTATGTGCTAGGCTAATCGCTTTATTTAGAACACCTGGTTTGATATCAAACTCATCAGCGATTGCTTTAACTGTATCACGTAGACCACCTTTTAGGTCGTCAACTTCTTGTAGTACTGAGCATCCCTCATCTACTAATTGCTTTAACTTAGCTTTGTCTTCTGTACTTAATGTATCGATTGACATATAGTCACCTCCTTAGGTTAAAAAAGAGTGTCCCATTTCTGAAACACTCTTTAATAATACATTAAGTGACTACGAAAGTCAATAGTTATTTTGAAATTATTCTTTATTTCCGCCTGTCATTGCACCGGCTACTTTGTTAGCTATACCGGCTTTGGCAACTTTCTTAAGAACTTTGCCACCAACGGCTCTTGCCGCCATGCCCGCTAATGGGACTAATGGAGCCAATTCGTTTATCTTTTGTGCAAGTGCGTCAATTTTTTCAAAGTCTGAGTCAGTTAGGTCTGACATTTTCTTTGGATTAGATTTTAGTTTGATGTTCTTACCACCAACTGAGATAGAGTCACCAGCTTTCTTACCTTGCTTAGCCGCTTTATCTAGTTCTTTGTAGAATTCATTGTACTCTGACATTGCAATTCTAGCCGAATTGTTAACAATTCTGTCTGCTACATCGTCTGCATTGAATACTTTAACTTTAGACTTTTTGATTTGTCCACCAGTTAAATCTGATGCCTTATTTTGTATACCAGAACCAACGGCTTTTGCCAGTTTACTGATAACTCCACCAGCCGCTTGAGCAGGACCAGATTTACTTATAGCTTTTGCAGTATCAATACCTTTCTTAGCCATGTCAGCGCCTTGTTTAACTTTACCAGCTACTTGACCTACTTTCTTTGCTACGTTCATAGCAGTATCTAGTTTGCCTTCTTTCATAGAACCTAAGGCAAAGTCTGCAATCTTAAGCATACCAGCTTTAGTTTTTAGCATGTTGTCAATTTTTTCTCTGTTAGCATCGTTTACTTTATCATAAACTTGTGTAACAGCCGATGCAGTAAATAAATCTACTTTCATCTGACCATCATCAAATTTAACAGGCATGTTTTGTTTGTCTGCTACAATTTTCTTTAGAGTATCCATTGCACCTTCTTCAATCATTGCTGATTCTTCTACTGCCAAATGTGCATCGATACCAGCAGTTGATTTCATTCCCCAATGTTCAGCCGCCTTTTTAGCCGCTCCGTATGAAGAAGTCGCATGACATTCGTGTTTGCCTTTATCAGCATGTACACAAATGTATGGTTTTTCATCTGCTTCTGAAACTGATTCATTTGCATGACCAAGTTCTTCCATTCTCTTAGCAACGATAGGTCTAACATCTTTGTTACCTTCGTCTTGTGCAACGTACATATCATCTAATAGTTCATCATCAAAAACAAATCCCATAATCATGTCACTTGTTTCTTCACTCGCTGGACGAGGTTTAGACATAAACTCATTGTATTTTGCAACAGCCTCAGAATATTCTTCTTCTGGTTGACCATCATATTTCATTAAGCCACCAATCATAGTGCCTTCTTTGATGCCCATTTCTTTTGCTTGGTCTTCAAGTTCTGCTTTTCTACGCATTAATTCTTTTTTAAGTTCTTCGTCTTTATTTGTGTCAGGGTCCATCTGAATATCTTGTAATGCTTTACGTTTAGCCATATAATCTTCTTTATTTTTAAGAGCAGTTGAAGATTCTTCGATACTTTCTTCTGTATCATCAGGCTTATTCGCCATTACCGCATCATAGTCTGCCATTTCTTCATCGTTTGGCATTTCTTCTGC